AGTGGTGCAAAGAGAATTTGAACAGCAAGATGCACATCGAGAAACGCATGGGCACTCACGAGCAAGCACGTGATTATGCTAACAAACTGGACACGCGTATTGCTGGACCTTGGACCTTTGGAGAATACGAAGGTGATTTGCGTGCGCAAAATACTGCTGCTGGCGCGCAGCAGAAGAACAAACAGAACCTTAACGATGTAAAGGCTCTGATTGATGCTGGTGCCACTGACAGTGAACTTTGGTCATCTCATTTCGCAATCATGACACGTTTCCACAAGTGTTTCAATGCGTATCGTTTGTCACTCCGTAACAAAGAACGCAATTGGCACACTCGTTTGCTTGTCTTGTATGGACCGCCTAAGACTGGCAAGTCCCGTTTGGCACAACAGATTTGTGTGGCTCAAGGTGGTGGCTTTTGGCTCCGCAAACCTAAGTACGGTGGCACTGATTGGTGGGACGGTTACGAAGGACAGAAGGTCGTTGTCATCGATGAATTCTATGGGTGGCTTCCTTTCGACACACTCTGCCGAATGTGCGACCGTTATCCATACTCTGTTGAGACTAAAGGATCGATGATTCCTTTTCTCGCTGAACTTGTCATTATCACCTCGAACAAGGCACCTCGAGATTGGTATACTGACGAGGCCGTTGGCGCTTCGCAATGGCCAGCGCTTGTGCGTCGCATGTCTGGAACTGAGGGCACTGTTCGTCTGATGGATGTTCCATACACGGATGACCCTTTGGTTGATGCTGTTAAATTCGACGATCTCGTCGATAACATTGCAAACGGCGAGTCTGACATCTTTGGCAATGCAGTTGATTTGTTGACAAACGACGATGCTGACGTTGAAGTGCCTCAGTCGAGTGCGGTTCCATTCGAGGATTTCGACCCCGCAGCGTGGCGAAACCGTCGTCATGTTGTGGATCTCACTGCGGAGGACGAGGAGTTCCCGTCAGATGATGAGGATCATCTTGGCAATACCTCTGGCGGCGAATATGAAGAGACATCTGGTCCATACGATGATGTTACTCCACAAGAGTACGAAGAGGAGCGTGGTCTTTCTGCGGTGGGACGCCAATATTCCTTTGGCGTCGAGAAGCAAGTTGATAAACGATGGGGCAAAGAGCCAGTCCAATCTAAGATTGTCCTTAAGCGTAAACGCTTGATTGATCCTGATGAAGACTTTGATGATAAATAAACAAAATTGCATTTGATCTATTCAGTCAAATTTATTTTTTCATGGGTTAATTTCTCATCATTTTTAATGTTTTATCATAACACGCACTTAGAAAGTGGTCAAACATAATAATGATCGCTCGCCGGTTGGTCCTAATTGGGATTGGACTGGCACCGATGGCTCACTCATTTACTTTTCTAACACAAAAGTAAAACAAAACTGAAGGATTATATTTTTGGAAGGATTATACTTTTCAAAATTTTTCGCGCGCGCTTCCGCAGCGCTTCGCGCTGCTACAGCGCGCGCGTTCATATTCTATATACTCCGCTCGCTGCGCTCGCTCCGAAAGGATTTATAATAAATATCATAGGCCTCGCGCTTCGCGCTTCGGCACGGAGACACTGGGCGGTGATCTTGATTGCATAAAGATCACAATTATCCACAGTTTTCACTGTGGATAATTGCTATTGAGGGGAATGCTAGTAAACTTTGTTTACTCCCTCAATAGCGCCCCACCGACGCGGTTTCAAGCAGTTGATCCTTGATCAACATTTTGCTCTGAAATATAAAATGGGTCTGGCCCGGGCGATAAACAAAGATTGACTTAGTCCCAAGGTTGGTTCCTTATGAAATATTTTTGGAAAAATTTTAAAACAAAGATTCAATCTCGCTGTTGCTTTTGCTGCATCAAAAAATAGTATGCCTACTACCATTTCACAACGTTTTCAAAAAGCAAAAGCTAACGCTAAACGCACTCATAAAAAAGGTTAATGTCTCGCAAACGTGCTTTATCTAATGCTTCATCTAATCCTAAACAAACTTATCGTAACGTTGGTTCTGCTTCATTCTCAGCTGCACCTGCTGGTCGTGCTGTTGCGTCCGGTTTGAATCGACGCGGTGTCGCTTCAAAGGAGACTGGCTTTGTTGATCTTGCTCTCGCAAGTTATCCTTACGATACCACCGGCTCGGTTACTCTTCTGAACACTGTCGCGCAAGGCGCCAGCGTGAACACCAGAGTTGGCAAAAAGATCGTCTTAAAAGGACTTCTCTGTCGTGGGCGACATAACAACTCTTCAACCGCTTTGATAAATGATTGCGCTTACATTATCGTCTATGACAAGCGCCCGACGGGCGCTTTGCCTGCTGTCACTGATATCTTGGTGGCATCTAACTCTCAGTCGATGAATAATGACGCGAACTCTGGTCGGTTTAAGATACTTAAACGCGAGGACTTTGTACTTATTGGCAACACGAGCCAAGCTGCACCACCTGTTAGTGATGGCAATCTCACCGAAAAGACGGCGATGAGTGCTGATTTTTGGTTGAATTTAAAGAATCTTCCGACAACCTACAAGGCCGCCGGTACCGGCGCCATCGGTGATATTGAGGAAGGTGCGCTATATTTGGTTACTGTCGGTAACAACGCTGCTGGAACTGCTGCTGCAGTTGGCGGCATGGCCTTTCGTCTCCGTTTTCTTGATATTTAATAAAAATGATGATGTCATTTGTTTTCGTACCACCTATTTTTCTCTTGGGGGTATGGTTCGGCCTGCCGGCCTCACGCATTACCCCCAAACCCCCGTTTGGCCCTGCGGGCACCCTAATCCGGGCATTTTAATACTGACCACCCTAACTCGGGCTCGCAAACCCTAACAACCCTAAATTTTAGGGTTGTATATTTTTAATTGGTCTGAAAGTCTGAAAGTCCGAATACTCCGGCTCCGGCTCCGGATCCGGTGTTGAAAATAACTCGCTTTATTTTCAACGCAGTCTGAAAGTCTGAAAGTCCGAATGTATAAATGAAAAATAAAAAAAAATTTATTTTTTTTTCAAAAAATAATTTGATAAAGATTGACATATTTTATTTTATTTTTTAATGACTTCTCGCAACTTCATTTTTCGATTATCGAATCCCGTGGCCGACAATATTCCTGAACAATGGTTCATCGATGGCGATGTGACTTATGTCACTTGGCAGAAAGAACGTTCCGCTTCTGGTCTTGTGCACTTGCAAGGGTATTACCAGACTCGCGTCAATCCTCGCAATAAAAATGGATTCTCTTTGAAGTGGTGCAAAGAGAATTTGAACAGCAAGATGCACATCGAGAAACGCATGGGCACTCACGAGCAAGCACGTGATTATGCTAACAAACTGGACACGCGTATTGCTGGACCTTGGACCTTTGG